CCCATCACCCGCCCGGACAGATACTGATCCGCCACGCCGATGATATGGCCCGGCAACGGGATCATGCCTTCCATTCCAGTGGCGAAACTCACCATCCGGTCTTTAGCATTTGTCAGCAGTGCCCAGCGGCCGCGGCGGTTGGCCTCCGTGCGCCGCGTGCAGCCGATGGCGGAGATCTGCGTCTGGCGCACGCCGTAGCGCCGCACCAGATCAGGCTCCATCACCGCTTCCACTTCATCGGTGTAATGGTTCTCCGGGTTTGACCAGCTCACCATCGCCGTTGAATAACGGTTCTTCTCGCTGCCGCTGGCGTAGGAGAATTTGCCGTCAATAACGTTGGCGCGGGTGTAGACATACGTCATGTCACGCGGCATATCCGCCAGCGCGGCCAGCTGATTACCGGCCCAGTAGGTCATGCCGCGGAAGATGCTTGCCAGGTCGCGCAGCACCGTAAATGCCTCATTCTGGCTCTGGATATACACGTCGCAGAGAAAACGCGGCTCGGTACCGCTGCCGCCGGTACCGTCCGGCACGGGCTGATCGCAGTACTGCGCGATGCGGTAGAGTTCCCACTTGTCCACCTGCGTCGCATCCAGCCGATCTCCGATCCCGAAACGGTCACTCAACACCAGGTCGTAAAACACCCAGGCGGGATTATTGCTCCAGGCCCATTTAAACGAGCCGTCCCAGGTGCCGGAATAGGTGCGCGCCACCGGATCGTATGTCGTGGGCACGCGGATTTGCCGCCCGCGGACGCGTACGCTGATCTGCGGAATATTGCTGAACTGCTTCGCGTTGAACGACACAAAGAGCAGCGCGGTGTTCGGGTAGCGCAGCTTTGCATCGATGATTTCGGAATAGGCCTCGATGTTCGTCGTATCCACGATGCGGCTGGAGGTGCTGTCCGCCGTCGTCCGGCTCACACGAAGCTGCCAGCCGGTCCGGGCAGGCGGAAGGTCAATGCGATGGCTGCGCTCATAAAGCGAAGTGGTTTTACCGTCGAACGCGCTGTTCAGCACCGTGGTATATCCGCCGCCGTCTGTGGACAGCTCAATTTTGTATTCGACGCGGTAGCCCACCACATCCCCGTTGTCCTTCATGCGCTGCAGTGAAGGCACACCGAGACGTACCCGGACCGCAGAGAGCTGCGTGTTGCTGATGGCACGCGTCCACGGCTGTGTGGCTTTAAGCTGAGTGTTAACGGTGATTTCATTTTCCACAGACGGTATGCCGGGAATGTAATCCTGCGTCTGGGTACCCGGACGAAATTCCCATTTCACATCGGGAAAATTAAGCGTGCCGTCGGCGCTGCGGATGGGGGTACCGTCGAGGAAAATATCTTTATCCGTCAGGCCACCGGCGAACTCCCCCTCGCCCAGCGCCAGCAGTATTTTGGCCGTCGCGATCGACTGTAATGAATCAGGAGACTCCCGCGGCGTGCGTGAATTACCACCGCCACCCTTTTTACCGGTTATTTTTTCCATACTGCGCCCATAAAAAAGCGCCCGCAGGCGCTGTTATCAGACCGGTTCTCACTGGTCGTTGGTATAGATGCCGGCGGAAACAATCGCACCGCCGATTTCGCGCTCGCCATACAGGAGCCCGACGGGGTTTCCCATTGCCGTGGTATTCACGGGCCCGCCGAACGCATAGCTCGGCGCGTTATCGGGGTCCTGACGCGATGCCAGCCCGCCGGGCTGGGGTGACAGCATCTGCACCACGCCGCCAATCATCATCGAACCGCCCATAAGGCCAATACTCATCGCCGTGCTGCCTGCGATGGCACCGATACCCACGGGGCCAAGAGCAAGCGCTCCCACCACCAGCACGGCACCAAGAATGGTCTGCAGCACACCGCCACGTTTGCTGCCGGCAATCACCGGCGCGATGCGGATATCCTCTTCGCCGCTGTTATGTTTCAGCTCGTCCCGGCCGATGTTCTTTTTTCCCTTAAACACAGCAAAGCGCAGGCCGCGCAGGTGCGCCGTCTGCATGTACTGCTCAAAACCCGGAAGAATGACCGACAGCGCGCGACAGGCTTCTGCAGGGCTGGCAATCACCAGCCGGTGCACCCGACCGAACCGCGCGCCAAGCGCGCCGTACAGCCGCACTGTTTTCAGTTCGTTCATGGCAGATCCTTGTGTCTGACAATTTTAATCGTGCGCTCGCGCAGATAGCCGCCGTAAGGCGTTGCGCAGGAGAGCTGGCCGTACAAATGATGCAGCAGCTGGTTACCTTCCAGCAGAATACCGGCATGATTCACCACCGGCGCGGATACCTGCATCAGCACCATGTCACCGGGGCGCGGCTCTGTGACCTCGCGGAACCCTTCCGCATACCAGTTATCCATATAGAGATTTTCGCCCCGCTCCCACCACGGGTAATCCACGCTGTAGTTGCGAAGCGTCACACCCTGACGGCGGTGCCAGTCCATCACCAGCGACCAGCAGTCCGCATAACCCAGCTCAAAGGCGCGTCCCTCCAGTGGCCGTTCGCCGCGGGGCACGATGGTGCGCAGGTCGCCTTCCGGCCACGAGACGATTACCCAGGGAATGCCGTGGGCGTCGCACTGCAGCTGGTCAAGCTCGCTCGGCTGGGTGGTGGCACCGTCGCCAGGGTGGGAATGCACAATGGCAGTGATGGTGCCCCAGTCTTCCGCCGCCGCGTAATCTTCCGGAGACAGCTCAAACTGCTCCTCCGGCGCGCCGGTGATGTTCCGGCACGGGAAATACCGCTCGACACGGCTTTTTTGTGCCACCACGCCGCAGCACTCGCGCGGGTATTCCGCCTCAGCATGGGCCAGGATATCGGCAATGGTTTTATCGCGCATGGTTACCTCCGGATCAGGCTGGCACCCGGAAAACCGCCGAAATCGAGCCGGGCATCCGGGCCAAAGCGTTTTTTACAGTCGGTCAGCAGGCCCGAGCATTTATCCTGTGCCGGGTCGGTCACCGGATTACCTTTCAGATCAAACATGCGCGGGCCGTTGTAGGTACAGCCGTCACCGCTGCGGTATTTGTTGCGGCAGGCCCAGGTGCAGACCGCCGTGATTTGCCGCGTCGGGATCAGCAGTCCCTGCAGGTCCATCGGGCTGGAGAGGCGGAACTCCACCACTTCATTGTCTTCAGCCGCCTTGCTGTCGATGTAAAACACCTGGCGGAAATACTGCCCCGGATCGGCAGACGGGTTGCCGTCGGGAAACGTGCGCGCATCGAGATACTGGCCGAACGTATCCAGAACAGTAACCTTTGCCTGTACCATGTCATCAAAGCGCAGGCAGAGCGCGGTCACCACGCCATCAAGGTTAGCGACGCGCAGCACCGGCTCCGCGCTCTGGCCGTCACTCGACGACGCCAGCCCGGTAATTTCAAATGGCCAGGCGCCGTACTCCTCGCCATCAAACCAGATGGATTTAGCGGCAAGCTTTGAGGTGTCGCCGCCGCTCGCCGCGATTTCTTCCGGCGTATGAGGAATGGTGCAGGCGTGAAAGCGCAGCACGCCCGCGCCGAACGCCGAGCCGTCGACGGTCACCAGGCGGACGCTGTCGCCGGGCTCGAGCTTCTGAACGTCATTGCTGATTGTCATAAGTACCTACGGAGCGAATGCCTGTGTGAAGGTTGCCGTGAGAGAGAAAATGCCACCGCCCGGGGCCGACGGGCGGTAGGCGTCACAGCGGTAAAGCCCCGCGCCTTTCAGCGGTGCCTGCCAGATGAATGAGCGGCTACCGCCATGCCTGTCGAGGAAGTCCATAATCGCGGTGATGTAGCTTTCATCACCGACAAATTCCAGATCCCATTTCTGGCTGCGGGCGTTGATGCCGTCGCCCGACGCCTGGGCATACCCGTCGCCGAACTGCGCGCGGCGGACGCGGTGAGTGACCTCGCCGCCGGCATTAATGCGCGGGCACCAGGTAAAGGTTTCGGTTGCCATGTTTCACCCATAAAAAAACCCGCCGTGGCGGGTAAGTAAGGAGGGTCAGCGCTTGACCTGCGTGGCGTTCCACAACGGAGTGCCGGGCTTACGCAGCTGCGTGTTGATGGTATCGAGAATGGCGCCGGTGAGCTGGTTAGCTACCGCGCCGGCGGCATTAGCATTACCCTGCGCACCGCCTGTGCCGCCGGAGAAATTTATGGTCCCGATGCTGACGCTGACACCCGCGCCGCTCTGCGTGCCACTGCCCAGCGCTTTTACACCAAGCCTGCCGGTGGCATCGCGGGTCAGCGGCATGATGGCCTCCGGCCCGGCTTCACCCATCACGCCTGCCCCTTTCGCAAACGCAAAAAAAGTGGGTGTGTCAACGACACTGCCGCTGTAGCTGCTCAGATCGGCTGACGAATATACTCCACCCTTCGCGTTAAACTGGAAAGACGCGCCGTAGTTCTGGATGGCGGTGCCTGCATTCGCGCCGCCGGATACGCTTCCGGCGACACCGCCCACAATTCCCCCGAGTAGTGAACCCAAAAGGCCGCTACCAGACGAGCCGCCTCCCATCGCGTTAACCACGGCCATCTGGAGCGCAACCTTTGAGATGGTCTGCAGAACGGACAGCCCCCAGTCCTTCCAACTGGCCTTGTTACCCACCAGCATTGCAGAGACGTTATCAAGCGCGCTGTCCATCGTGGAAGTGATGCCCTGAGATACCGTGCCGGCAATATTGCTGACGTTATCCATCCAGTCTGACAGTCCCGCGCTTACGCCCGCGCGCCAGTCCAGTTCGCTGGCCTTCGCCTGCTGATATTTTTTATCAAGCGCATCCAGTGCAGCCTGGCGCGCAGCAATAGCCTCTGTCCCCTTATCGGTTTTATCAAAAACGCGCTCAACTTCCTGCCGCTCGCGGTACTGCTCACGCTGACGGTTCCCCATCCCAGACGTGGCGGAGATTAAGTCAGCTTCATCCTGATAACGGCGCCCCGCATCCTTCAGATCTTTCAGCGCATCGGCCATTTCATGCTGTTTTCGGACAGCCTCATCGGCTTTCTGTGTCCACTGCGCCAGCGCAACGGCGCCCGCCTCAATGGATTTTCGCTGCTCCTCGCTCCACTTAACGCCATTTTCATGAGAGGCCGCGTATAGCTCGGCCGCTTTTTCTCCCTGCGTGGCCCGCACCTTCTGAACCTCAACAGCAACGCTCAGATCGGCGATTTTTCGGCTGTACTGCTCAGCGGTCTGCGTCGCTTCTCGCGCCGCTTTATTCTGGGCATTAGTCGCGGCAGTCTCATTCTTTTTGGCCTGTGCCGACGCTTCATCTTTCCGCGCGGCCTGGTCTTTGTTGTAAATGTACTGGGTATAGAGCGCCCCGGTCAGTTTCAGATCCTGCGCTTCATAGACATGCTGCTGATGAAGTTTCTGCAAACCGGACAGACTCGCCAGTTCATTATCGCGACGGGCTTTTTCCAGTGCTGTTGTCTGCTGGGGCGTCGCATTAGAGGCGGAAATTACCGGCCCAGCATATGATGCCGGTCGACTTGCGGGTGTTACCCCCATGCTGCGGTTCAGTAGGTCATACGCCCCTTTCAGGGTGGCAATAGCACCCGCCTCCTGAATGGCTTTCTGCGTAGCCTGTTCACTGGCATCATTAAACAGCTTCTGGGTCTGCTGAAGTTTTGAAACGGCCTTCTCTCGCTCATACTCCAGTTTATTCAGCTGATCCGTCAGAGAGATATTTTTCTCTGTAATATCCGCCTGGTCCATAAACGTGTTAATCCACGTCGTGGTAGGGCTTTCGTTATAGCTCTGCTGGATCTGCGCGAGCCCCGTCAGACTGTCTTTAACCCTGGCTATCTGACTGTCGAGATCGGCTATATCCTTTTTCTGGGCATCAATGGATGAGCGGGCATCTGCCGCCGTAGAGCGCAGGCCGAGGGATGACATATCCTTAAGATGGACGTTGATTTCTTCCAGGTTACTGGCAAAAGCCACAGCTTCTTTATGCACCTGTTCGGTATGCTGATAAAGACCATACATTGCTGCGCCAGATGCCAGAATGACACCAGGCCACCCGCCTAACAGACTCAGTACGCCACCACCCAGACGAGACATAACAGACGCTGTTTCAGTCAACCGACCGGCAGCAGCAGCGCGAGCGTTGATAGCTGTATTCAGTTGTGCCTGTGCCGCGGTTAACTGACGCTCCGCTGTGATTTGCGCCTCGATACCAGCCGCGGCGGCACGGGCCTGCTGGGCACGGTAAACAGCCTGCCTTGCCGTTGCCACACTGATCTGGGTGCCGCGCAGCTGCGCCTCTGCAAGTCCCACCTCTGCCGCTGTGTTCGCTATCAACGAAGCGGTGGCCGTTGTGACACTGGATGTCATATTTCCGAAGTATCGCGCCACGCCGAGCCCGACCAGCGCGCCCGCCACATTCGCTACGCTATCGATATTTTCGGCCAGACCATCCAGTACACCGGACAGAGTAGACGATGCGCCCACGGCCTGGTTTGCGCCCCCCACCCACGCCATAAAAGCATTTTCTACTTTCTGCGCCGATCCGCTGATACTGGCCGGGAGTGTGTCAAATTCTTTACGAAGCTGGGCCACATTGGTCAGCAACGGCACTATTCGATCTGTGGTCAGTTCACCATTATTCGCCATATTCCGCAGACCGCCGACAGTGGTGTTAAGACCATCAGCCAGAAATTTGGCGAGACGCCCGCCACTTTCCATGATCGCGTTAAACTCCTCACCACGCAGCACGCCAGAACCAAGAGCCTGGCTGAGCTGCGTAATGACAGAACTGGCCTCTTCCGTGCTGGCTCCGGACAACTTGAGGGAGGTCGCCACGGTTTCGGTGACGTTTGCCACGTCCGCAGATGCATAGCCAGCGTCACGCAGAGACTGTGCGATTCTGCTGTAGAGGTTGGCGTTTGCCTCAAACGAGGTTCCGGTCCGCTGACTGATAGACATCAGCGACTGTTGCGCCGTGGTAAAGTCCTGTGCCGAGGAGGAAGCGAGGCGCAGACGGCCATTCAGCTGGTTCCAAGTATCGGCATAATGAATAAGCTGTCCGGTAGCAAATGCTCCGGCAAACGCACCAGCCATACCTGCAGCTGATGAGCGAACCGAAGCAAGCTGCGCATTGAGCTCATTCAAAGAACGCTGCGTTTCCCGGGTAGCAACGGCTGCACGGCGCCCCCCCTGCTCCATCGTTTTGTAATAATCAGAGCCCATCCGGGCGGCGCGGGAAATCTCAGTCTGAAATGACTGAGAATTTGCGGAGATTTTGATAATCAATTCGCGCAGGGTTGCCATAATTCACCTAATAAAAAACCCCGCCGTAGCGGGGTTTGAAAGAGGTAGGATATTGTTAAAGGAGCCCGGCTTTTTTCCTTGCTTCCTCTAAGTATTCTTCATCAGTTTTTTCATTTTTGGCTGAATGGATGTTACCGCTAATATCACTACCGCAATGCTTACATTTTATGGCTTCCTGACGGACTAATTCAGCACAAAAAGGGCATTTTTTCATCCCGTCATCAATCATTTCCTGTTCAATAACTTTTGTGTCTTTTTTTATGACAATAGAATGAACTAACGCAATGATGAACAAGAGAAAACCGTAAAACCACCACGCAATGAATGAGCGTCCTTTACTATGCGCTATCAGAGCGGGAATAATTCCAAGTACAGCGGCAACAAGAAACAATTCCATATCATATCCCTTATATTTAACAATCAGGCTTAATCCTAATATTAACGATATGAAATGTCACTTGTGCCGACTACCCTGCCAGCGCGGCAAAGAAGCCCTCCAGCCCGGCGCTGCTCTCTTCCTGTTCCGGGGCGTTCCACTGCAGGATCACATCATCAATGCTTAACTTTGCGCCCTGCGAGTTGAGTACCGCGGCGGAAACCTGCGCAGCCTGGATATCGCCGCGCCGGTCGCTGATGGGGTTGAGGCGGTCAAATTCGATCCACATACGCAACTCGCTGGCCGTCATTGTCTGCTTCAGTTCGTGAAGCGTACGCCCCAGACGCAGCGCCAGTGTCATCAGGAAGAAGGTGCCGGGCTGGCTTACGGCTTTTCCACTTCGGCGGCCGAGGTGGTCAGATCAAGCGCCTGCTTAAGAAGACGGGCGTGCACCGGGCCATAAAACAGCTCCACCTGCGGCTTATCTTCTTCAGAAAAGACCTGCGAGCCATCTTCTTCAAGAAGTACATCAATAAACAACACGACGTCAGCGCTCTTGTTACGCAGCGCGCGCTCTGCAGCCGTCAATTCATCCGTTTCGCCATCTGTCTGCTTAGGGTTAAGCACCTGCTGCCATTCCAGCCAGGCCTGAGCGGAAGGCTCACGCAGTTTTACCGTGGCGTTTTCCCATTCAGGTACCGTCACGACTTTTGTACGGAAGCCCGCCATCGGTGCCAGCGCAAGCGCGCGAAGGGAACTCTGTGAAACCTGCTTTTCCATTTCATAACTCTCGTTTTAGCATTAAAAAAGCGGCTTTCGCCGCTGTGATTAACCTGCTGCCGGGGCCGGTACGATTGGGACGGGTTTTCCTTTGATGCGCAGCGTAAACGACGCCGTCACCACCCCGGCTGTGCCCAGGCTCCAGCTGTTCTGGCGTACTTCTGCCAGGAACGCATAACCATTACCGGAGGGAAAAATCACCTGAAACGCATGCAGTGCATCGGTATCGTAGGCGGCGCGAAGCGTGTTCTGACCTTCTTCATCGGCTGACCAGTTACCGGAAACCGTCATTTCCCCGGGCGCAGCCAGGCCATTCGTCATCTCCTGCTCGGTGGAGCAAAGTGTGGTGGTGTCGATATCCGATTTCTGCCCGCCGGTATAGCTGAGTTCTTTGGTCGAACAGTTAATGGACTGCCAGGTCGCACCGGTGGGGTTAGGCACCGTTGCCGGATCGGCGGAAACGTTAATTTTCGTTCCCTGCGTTTTTTCGTATTTTGAGGACATAGAGAGCTCCGGATATAAAAAAGCCGCCCGGAGGCGGCAGAGTGGATTATTGCCAGATCTGAACTTCCAGCGTGGCGCGGTACAGCGCAGTATCAGGCTCGTATGCGTTAATCTCGTTCAGACCAACAGGATGCAGATCAGTAAGAGCTGATTTAACCTGCTCGCGCAGCGTGCGGGCGTCGTCAATCGAACTAGCCCAGGCATCCACCTGAACCGTGCAGGCGGTTTCTGCCGGTCCGCATAAAACATCTTCGCTGGCAGACGAGGGCAGAAGGAAAACCACCCACGGGGCTGCTGTGCCCTGCGGGGCGACAAACGGGAAAACATTGCCACCTGCCAATGCACCGAGTCGCGCGTAGATATCAGCCTCCGTCATTTCGCCAGCACCTCATCGATCGCCTGATTCATTCGCCGAATAGCCACCTGCGTAGCCTCTTCCTGACGGGTATCGAAGGCCGGACGCACAAAAGGGTGCGCCGGCATAGCTGATGTACCAAGCTCAACAAAGCGCCAGTAAAATGCGTTACGCGGATTGCTGGCCTTCATGGTGCTGTCACTGTTACCTGTGACCGGATTAACGCCGCGGATATGTACGCCTGATGAAATTTCGCCGCGGCGACGCGCTTTCTGCGTCACGACCACAACATTTTTCTTCAGCTTGCTAGTTTTGACGGGGGCCCTCTTTTCGACCTCATCCTTCAGAACTTCAGCACCCGCACGCGTCGCGTCACGTAATACCTTGTTATTTTCTGCGCGGCTGAGTGTTTCCAGATCCTTTGCAATGCCGGCCAGTCCGGAAAAATCAAGATTCGTCGATATCACTGCTTCACCCCCTTCTCGCAGAGCAGTTCAAGTCTGGTGCCGTTTTCCGCAGAGATAACCGAACTGATATCGTATATTTCACCTTTGCCGGTAGGCGGCAGGTGAACGGCGCGCCAGCCTGTCGTTACCGGAATACCCGGATACTGCCGCATCCAGATTCGGGTAGTGGTGCTGCTCAGCTCTGCGCCACCATCCATCATCTCCCGTCCCGATACATCTGCGACTTCTGCGCGTACCGAAGCAACATCAATCCATCCTGTTGCCGGTTGCCCGGACGGTAGCCGCCCGGTAGCTGGTTTTTGCAGGCTTACCCTGTGCCGTAGTCTTCCTGCTTTCATACGCCATACACCCGGTAAGGTTGAAGAAGTGCTTCGGTGGAGAGGGCCAGCGCAGAGGTGACGTTACCCACGTTGACCGCTTCACGGTTCGCGTACCAGTGCCCGATAAGCATCAGCATCGCCATTTCAATATCATCGCTGTAAAGCAGGTGGTCAGGGTCGGAAAGGTAGCCCGAATCTTCAGGTGAATCATAAAGCCGGCGGCGGGTCCACATTTCCACATACCGCGCAGCCGCCTTTATGCTGTTTTCGATCCAGTTGTCGTCCTCTGTAAAATCCGGCTCGATATTGCAGTGATGCTTAACCTGCTCTTTGGTCAGCATTTGCGCCCCTTATTTGGCCTTGCCCTTTCCTTTCGGATCGGGGTCTTTTTCGGAATCAGCCTTTTTCTGGCCGGGCTCTTCTGCGTAACCGCGCTTCACAAGCTCGCGACCGTGCTGATCGAGCGTTTCGAACTCGGCACCTTCAGTCAGCACATTGCCTTCAAAGTAAATGGGCTTGATAGCGTTCAGCTTCATGACGTTCTCCTTCAGGGAAAAGAAAAGCGGCCCGGGAGCCGCTGTTAAGAATTACGCACCGCCACCGGCGGCAGGCGCAGTAAACGCACCATAGATGAACGCCTCGGGGCGTTTCACCGCCAGCGCCAGGCGCTCTTCACAACGAATCGAGATCATGTTCTTCTCGAAGTCATCGGCGTTTTCAGTGGAGATCACCACGTTGGCGTCTTCACGGTCGAAGAGCTGCGCCGCTGCGTTGAAAGCACCGGTCAGGAACTTGCCCTGGAACGCTGCCGTTTCGGTCGCCACCACCGGCAGGCCCCAGAGGGTCGGACCGCTCAACGCCGCCGGGTTCGCCAGGATGTAGCGGCCCAGACTGTCTTTGGTGAGTTCAATCTTCGCCCAGTCGATGAAGTGCAGAACATGGCCGGACGCCGGGAAGCGCGCCAGCTGTGCCTGCAGCATCGCCAGCCGAAGCACGTCAATTCCGTTCTGTTTCTCGACTTCAAACGCGGCGCTGAAGGCGGACGCCTGCGGCACGATGCCTTTCAGATGCGCGCCGGTGCCGTCGCCAAACAGGATTTCCTGCTCTTCGACATACTTCAGGCCATATCGCATTTCCGCATCAATCGTGGACTGCAGCTGCGCGAAGTCGTCCAGGATCTGCTTGGACGCTTTGAACATATGCGCAATGGTGGTCACTGGCGTGATCTGGGTGGCGAACTGAATATCGCTGTACGGCTTGGTGGTGCCTTCCGGGACCACTTTTGCCGCATTGGTGAAGCCCGTCTGCTGCACCCAGAAGATAGCCGGTGCAGCGGTACGGCCCGGAGCGATCAGGTCGCGGATGAACAGGCGCTGCTTCGGCGCGGTGTCGATACCAGGCAGACGCTGCGGCTCCACCACACCAGTTGCCACGTCAGTAGAAATCAGCGCTGCATTTACCGGCACGCTCACGCGCTTGCCGCCCTCCACGCTGGCGGCGAAGGCTTTAAGCGCTTCGCTGCTGATAACGGTCTGACCGACGCTTTCGACCACTTTTGCTGCATTCGCCAGGGGCATTTGTGCCACCTGTTGTTCCAGCTCGCCGAGCGCGGCCTTGAGCGTCTTTTCCGCCTCTTTCAGGGCGTTAAACTCTGAGGCCATTTTGTCGACGGTTTCTTTAGTTTCTGCCGACAACTTGCCGGTTTTCTGGGCTTCTTTCAGCGCCTCTTCTGCTTTAGCGTTGAATTTACCGGTGGCCTCTTCAATGCTGGCGCTGACTTTTTTCAGGATCTCGTTTACTTCAGACATAACATCTCCGTATTTACTGGGCAGCCGCTTTCAGTCCGCTAATGGCGGCTTCCAGACGGTCAATGGTTTCTTTTTCGATGGTGGCAGCGCTCGGCGTACCGTCAGGGGTGGCAGCAGCGCCCGGCATGCTGCCCGATAAGGCTTTAAGCAGTTTTCGGCGTTCAGACCGTGGCGTGTTTGCTTTCGCCAGTAACGCATCAAGCTTGCGCAGCGCGGCGGCTGGGCTTTCCTCGTCGTCGGCGATTTCATCAGCAGACAGCAGGCTGTCAGCAAAGCCCTTTTCCACGGCTTCGCTGCCGCCAATATAGGTTTCACCGTCCATCATTTTGTCGACGGTGGCGGCGTCGAGGCCGCTGCGCGCCTGGTAGATATCGCTCATGGCTTTATCAAACGGCGCCATGTCAGTGGCAATCTGCGCCAGGTCGTGACGGTTGCCCATCGCACAGACCCAGCAGTTGTGGATCATGAGGAACGCGCCGCGGCCTATCTGCACTTCATCGCCTGCCATTGCGATAATCGACGCCGCAGAGGCCGCCAGCCCCAGCACTTTCACGGTGACTTTGCCGTCGTACTCACGAAGCAGGTTGTAAATCGCCAGCCCTTCGAACATGTCGCCGCCGGGGCTGTTGATGTTGACCGTAACGTCTGCGCCATTAAGCGGACGAAGCGCACCGGCGATACGGCTCGCGGTGACGCCCTCGCCCCAGTAATCTGCGCCGATCACGTCAAAAATCGAGATACTGTTATCACCGTCGCGCGCCGCACGGATGCTACCGTTCCAGCGTTCCATCGCCGCAGCAGGCAGGTCTGGTTTTTCGCGCGCAAAAGGTCGCCCCTCCGGCGCCGCCGGAAGGCTTTTAATGGTCATGGATGCTCCTATGCCGCCTGCTTCAGCGGGGACTGTTCGAAGGGAATGTCGGGGAAAACGTGACTGTGAAGCTGACGAATCGCGGCGGCCTGCGCTGCCGGGCTGTTCTTTTTAAGGTCCTCAAGCGGCGTCAGGTTCAGCTGCACCGTGTAAATATCTCCACCCTCAATGGGAGGCAGATTTTCCAGCCGGCGCACATCATTGCGTGACATCCAGCCGTTCTGCAGCGCGCTGGTATAGTAGGCGGCGCGACCTGCGCTGTCGGCACGAAGCAGCCCCTCGACAGAAAACTCGGCAAAGATATCCTCTTCACCATTCAGCAGACAGCGGGAAATCTCCTGCTCAATATTGACCAGCAGCGGGCGCAGCGTGTGGGTCAGAAACTGCAGGTTCATCCCCTCCAGGCTTGATGCCCAGCTGCTCTGCTTTGAGGTATGCCCGACCATAAACGGCGGCACGCGGAACCAGCGGCAGATTTCCTCAATGCCAAAAGAGCGCGTCTCCAGCATCTGGGCCGCTTCCGGATTCATCGTGACGTTCTGATATTTCAGACCGCCTTCAAGCACCATGATTTTCCCGGCATTCTTTGAACTGGTGAACTGTGCCATGTAGCTGCGCAGCCGTTCGCGTTGCTCTTTATCCAGCGGCATATCTGCTGAGAGAAAACCCGAACTCTGCAGACCGTTCTCAAATATTTTGGCAGCCGACTCTTCGACCGCCATTGCGGCACCGATCACATCGCGCCCGGAACTCAGCGGCATCATGCCGCAGACCCCGTCAAGACCGAAGCCGCGAATGTGCATCAGGTTTCTTTCCGCAATGACACGCGCAGTACCGTTCTCGGTGTAGGTGTACTCAAGCCGGCCGGTATCGAGGCGTTTAACCACCATATTCTGGGGAAGCAACGGCACCAGCGAGACCAGTTTGTTGCCGATAAACAGCTTCTCCACGAAGGCGTTTCCACGAAGACAGATACTCGCCACCAGCATCAGCATAAACCGCGATGGTGTCATCTCCAGATTCGGACGGCGACAAAGTACCTGGTAAACCTGATTCTGTTGGGCCAGCCTGCGCGAGCCGTCAGGCTGCCGCTCGTAAATCTTCAGCGGTAGCGTTGATATTGACTCGCTCAGCAGCCGGACGCAGGCCCAGACTGCTGACAGCTGGATAGCCTTATCCGCGGTGACCACCTTCCCGCTGCTGCTCGTACCGTACCATTCCTGCCAGAACGTCCCGTTGGTCAGGCTGATGGGGACGCCCAGCCAGTTAAGCAGGGCGCTTTTCACCCTGCCTGGCTGCTTATTTTTCTTCATCAGAAACCTACCATGATGGGATTATCAAAGAAGCCGCTCAGATCCTGCTGGTCATTGCCACCGTTAACGAGCAGACGACTCATCGCGGTGAACAGCGCAGCCGGACCATCAATCTTGGCCTCAGGTGTCGATTTGTTGGGAAAGATGTTGTCGTTACGATCCGGCTTCACCGTGACGTTCGACATCATCCAGTTCATCACGGGGTGATTGCTGTGGTGAAACCGGCCGCCGTAAACCAGCGCCTCAACCTCTTTCATGGCCTCGGAGAAATTGCGCACCGTCTGCGGCACTTCCACAAGGGGTAAACCCTCTTCAGCAAGCGCCAGACTGAACTGCGTCGCGCTCCACGGATCGAAGCCTATTTCTTTTAGACTTTCCCCGCTGACCCACTGCTGCAGCTCTTCTTTGATCTGCGCATGATCGATAACGTCGCCATCCGTCAGGATAAGTTTGTCGAGCTCAGCCCATTTCCGGTAGAGCTCGGCCATCTGCCGCGAACATTTTTCCAGCCGCCCCTCGGGCAGCCAGAATTTAAAGTCGGCGTGAACGTGACCATCAGGCGATCGCCAGGCTTTTACCGCAGCACAGATATCAATTTTGTTCGCCAGGTCGACGCCGACCCACAGCGGGTAAGTTTTCAGCTCATGCGCCGGCGCGATAAATTCGCATTTTTCCCACTTCAGCATGTCCATCCAGGAGGACTCCGCCGTCACCCAGATATTCATATGTTTAGTGAAGAAATTAACGCGTGCTGATACCTGCTCTTTTGCTTTCTTCGCAAGGCGGCGTAAATCGTCCCAGCGCTTGCAGATCCCCAGTCCGGGATTCGCCTTTTGCCAGACCGTTTCGTCGAACGGATCGTCGCCGTCGTCCAGCGTGTAGATGATGGCGAAAAAGGTATCGTCCTTAACGGCACCTTCCACCTCACTGTTAAAACCGCGTAGCACCTTAATGGCGTAATCGCGCAACTCGTAGCAGATGCCTTCTTTGTTAAAGCCCGCAGTGGTGATACCAAACAGCAGGGACTGCAGGCGCGCACCGGTCGCCGTCTCCAGAACGTCCCATACGTCACGGGTTTTATGAGCGTGCAGCTCGTCAACAATGCCGCAGTGAATATTCAGGCCGTCCAGGTTGTTAGCGTCACTGGAAAGCGGCTCAAATTTAGAGGCACTTTGCTCCTGATAGATAGCCAGCTTGTTGAACTCGAACAGGCGCCCAAGCGTCGATTTCGCTTTTTTCACCATATTTTTGGCATCTTCGAAAACGATGCGCGCCTGATCGCGGGTTGTGGCCGCAGAGTAGACCTCGGCCCCACCTTCGCCATCCGCGCCCGTCATGTACAGGCCAACCCCGGAAGAGAGTGTGGATTTGGCGTTCTTACGCGCCACCTCGTTGTAAGCAGTACGGAACCGCCGCACCATTACCGGGCGGCCGCTGCCATCATTCCGCAGCACCACCCCGCCGGTTTCCTCATCAACCAGCGGAATAACGAAACCGTAAATATTGATAAGAATGAAAACATGCCAGTCCATCAGGGCGATCGGCTGCCCGGCCTGGGCGCCTTTCACATGCGGGATGAACTTATAAAAATTCAGGATGTGCTGGGCGCGGGGCTCGCTGAAAAAAATACCCCGCGCCTCGCCGTTTTGCAGATCGTCCAGAAAACGCTGGCAGGCCAGCCGGACGTATTCACAGGCAATAATCTCCCCCGCCACGACGCGTTCGGCGTAGCGGATACCATCGGCAACCTTAGCCATTAATCCCTCGCTTTCATGAACTCAGCCAGCGGATCAACCGCGTCCGGCGTCTTGGCGCTGACCTTCGACCGGCTGGCTGGCGTCATCCCGAACTCTGCCAGCATGGCGCGCAGCCGCTTCCAGGCATCTGCCTTCATCATTGCTGCCGGATGCGCCTTAATCAGTACATCCCCCGTCTGCGTTTCAGTGCGGTATGTATACCCCTCGATTTCCAGCGTATCGCAGTGGTGGCGGTACTCGGTATAAGCCTCAACCAGTAATTCGAGCGCGCGGGCGTCCAGCTGGGAAATGACGCCAACGGCATCCAGCTCTTCGGCCATTCGCTTAAACCAGTACTTCGCCTGTTTGTCGAAATGCTTAGGAGTTGGGGGTACCCCTGCAGGGGGTTGTGGCTCGTTTTTATTGATCGGGCGTTTTGATGGGTTACCCCTCACCAAACGCAGATGGGTCGGGGTTTTCGGTGGTCCGGACATAATCGAAAACTCCTATTAATCATCGAGTGGGGGACCCCATAAAAAAGTTTTCTAACCTGCGGCGGTGTGAAAAAGGGTTAGGCGGCGGTCCTTAGTAGGCATGGCCCTGAACTTTCGACCCGCCCTCCCCTGTTGATGAGAATCGATATCATTACGACAGAAATGATTGCATTTGAAATCATTTGTCGATACTGATTCTCATTTGATGTTGTCATGCACCGATCTGCCGAGCTTCTTACTTGGAGGGCCGCTGTTACCGATGCGTGGGCTAAACCCCTCAACGTAACAAGCAGGTCGCAATGCCTTAGCGCCGACGTGCGCGCGCCCTGAATCAATTAATGAATCAGTCATGCTTTCACCTGTAAGGGTCAGTTTCGGTTTAAGCGATCCCGTGCGGTTTTGGCTTTATGGCACTTGAAGCAGATCGCAACCAGATTGCTATCTTCATCGGTGCCGCCGTGTGCTTTGGGTTTGATGTGATCAACGGTAGTGGCAGGGACTGGCCTGCCGTTGCGCAGACACTCCTGGCAGATGTGCCTGTCACGTTTAAGGATGCGGGCGCGGATGATATCCCACTTACTGCCGTAGCCGCGCTGGTGGCGGCTCAGCCCTCGCTGGTGCTGCTGCCAGCCTTCATTACGGTGAGCCTCGCAGTAACCCGAACGGTCTGTAGTAGTGCCGGGACATCCGCGCTTGCGGCAAGCTCGAGGGATAGCGGATGGCATAGTGGTAGCTCCAATAAAAAAGCCACCAGCGAATGCCGGTGGCTCACAACTGAAAGATTCTCTTCGATGCGCGTACGATACGCATAAAAAAACCGCCTAATGGCGGTTATTTAGTATTACCCGGCTTTTTCAAGGTAATGAGGCTTAGGTATGTAGAACTTGCCATCTTGAGTATAGTGATAACACATATCCACCAGATGAATATTATAGTCACCCTGCGTCCACTGAAAGTGTAGGACCCAATCGGATGTCATATACTTCGGATGCCTTTGCACATACTCAGGTAATCCAACATGGTAATGCCATAACCTGTTGGTCATAGCGTAAATGAAGTCAGGATCGTCCGACTCCAAGTTCGACCATGTTGGGGATATTTTCCCTGGATATTTAGAAAAGTCAGCAAGGCCGTACCGCTCGAACAGTTCTGTAAAATCAAGAACTTTATCCTGATCCTTTTCGTTAAAGTGTTCAAACTCTTTAGCGAATAGCTTTCCAAACGATACGGTGTATTGTTGAGTCATCCGACAGCAAGCCTGGTATTAAGAAGCGTGAGATAAAATGAAACGACGCTTTTCTTCGCGTGACATTCCCGGTTTCATCTCAATCTTATCAGAGTTTACCGCAAGAGACATGCGTTCTTTGTCGAACGCAACTACTGCAGCTTCTCTGCTTTCAGCTTGTTTTGATAACTCTGGAATCTTTTTCATAGTTTCGATTGTAGCAACCAAACCATTAATTGTTTCGTCTTTAAGTGCTTCCAGGGCAGGCCTACATGCAACCCTTTCAGCAGACAGTATTCTTGAAAAAGACTCTTCCGCAATTTCAACTGTAACTTCACCAGTAGATATCGCAGAAACAGCAGCCTTTACCAAAGCAGGAGGAATCTGAACGGGGTTCCCACTGTCTAACGCAACTTGAATACGCGCAATCGCATTCTCAAGTTTTTCACGAATGGTAAACAGCTGTTTTAGTCGGGCTGATACATCACCTTTCAGACGCAGTGCAGCGTCAGGGCTCATACCGCGGTTACGGTAAGGAGCTGAGTTAGATAGTGGCTGTACGGTTGTAATAGGTACGGCCACACTTGATGCTTGCGCCTGTGTAGAAAGTAACAATGGCGTAAGGCTCAAGCCTAAGGTGGTGATCAAATTCATATGCGCTCTCCGCGATAGACGCAAAGCAACTCTAAAAGTTGTACGGTTTCCCTACATCACTAGTTATAACCGCATTTCAATTTTTTTTGCAACCGAGTCTTATCAATTTAAGATTTTGGAGATTGTTACAGGACGCCTCTCCAAGGGGCGCAGCATTATAAACATGCTTTTTGCATTCGTCAAAATTGTTTAAACCTATCACAGGAACATTATCACTTTTTGTTCAAATGAACCTGTAATGATGTTATCGGTCAGATGAAGAATAACTTTATCAGTGTTCACTTAACACACTGCTCTCGCACATAAGCCTGCAGACCGGTCAGTTGCTTGGTGACGGTTTCGATGCGCTTTCGGAGGGTGAAATAATCCCGTTCAGCGGCGTCAGTAAGTCGGGGGCTGGCTCCATCATCCACGCGGGTGGTGCCGGGCGCTCCCTGCGCGGAACAGGTGGCGTTGAGCTGCAGCCGCTTACGGCCAGCAGCCACATCGCGCTCAAGCTGAGCAATATTTTTCTGAGCATCCGCTAAGTCCTTCGTGTATTTGGCATCGAGAGTAGCCACATCCCGCTGACGGCGCTGCATATCCTCAATGTCATCTTTAGCCAGTTTTAATTCATGATTAACTTCGGTTAAAGATGCCTCTGCTTTTGTGAGCGAGGCCCGGTAATAAAGCGCAAATCCCACAGCGGCAAGCAAGAGTAGCGGCTTCCACCATGCCCGCACAAAGCCCCATAGCGCCGCCATCAGAGCACCCGGCGCGCTGCCGCATAGCGGGCCCGTCTGTCTTCCAGCCCGTTCTGCCCACCGTTAATAATCTGCGTGACGCGCAGCAAATCGCCCGGATATTTCAGGCAGCCTTTGCTGGTATAGAACCATGCTGCAGATCGCGCTGCGGTGGCGTCTTTGGAAAGCAGTTCCGGCGAGCTCACAAGGTCAAGTTTCAGCGCGGCGCCGCAATCGCGGTAATTCTCGAGCCCGGTGATCTGGATGAGCCCGCGTCCGCGATATTTCCAGCCATCACCCGGGGCGTTATTACCGAGGCGCTTGCTGTAAACCAGATTGGCGATCGCGCGCTGGCGTTCAAGGGGCAGCACCTTTTCATACGTGCGGCGGCCCAGCGTGTTGGCCTGATCCTGAGTTAACCGGCCAGCCCGGACAAAATCATTAAGCGCTGCGATGCTGTAGTTGAAGCTCTCTTCCAGCCTGGTAAAGCCGGTGCTTTCATGGCCGACCTGCGCGATGAACATTGCCTGGTCGACCGGCGCAGTGATGCCGTAATCACGCATCGCCGCATCAATGTGCGGGAACCAGCGCGCAGCCAAGCTGGCGCTTAAACCAGCCGCCTGCTGAAATTGTTGTTGGTTCATTCGGGCCTCAGTACCTGAAACAGGCGCGCCACGTTGCCCCGGGCACGGAACACGGCGGCGCAGATGATTAAGTTGATGATGACCGACGCCCAGTGTGTGTGGACGTAAAAGTCGAAGAAGTAGCGGAACGGTACGGATGCATACGCCAGGATAATCAGGTATGCCAGCCATGATGCCCACCAGCGATGCCGGGCTCCGGGTTTACGGAACAGCATCAGCCTCAGCACAATGGCCGAGCACGTCGCCACGTTGGTCAGTACCAGCGGATCACTTATTACCATTGGCTCCCCCTCTCCACCGCTGGAACCACTGCGCAGGGTCTTGCTGGCTGGCGAACGTCAGGATTTTAATCGTCAGCGCAGAGAGGATAACGGCCCCCAGTGCATCAAGCGGCTTGTCGCTGTATTCCGTCCAGCTGGCAAGCTTGGAGCCCACCAGCCCCGCACCGTAAACGCCAGCGATGTACGAAACAACAAAATAGGCGGCGCGCCGGATCAGGGTCAGGTCTGCCGCGGTGGCAACATAAAAGACAGCACCGGCAAACGCGCCAAAAATTACGCCATAATCTGTGCCGGTCAGCAGTCCATAGATACTTGCACCAGTAAGCGCAGCACCTGCTGCGACAGTTCCCGAAACCGGATCGGACATGTATCCCCCTCTATTGCTGTGCATCCTCTCTGAACGAGGGGAAATGAAAAAGGCCGCCCGCAGGCAGCCAGTTTGAGTTTTGCTTTATTTTTTCAGTGAAGGTTCAGGACAGAGATCGGGTAACGGAATTCTTTCCGTTTATTATCCACACATACAACGCGAACATGGCGATTACATATAAACCACGTTTCATCCCGATCATTAGCCAGTATGTAATATGCATCTGACGTTTCAGATGGGTTAAAACAACCCAGCACCCGATAAGCCGTTTCCATATTAAACCCGCTCTTTAACGGCATTGGTGTGGGTCCGTTATCGAGTTCCTGAATCCTGATATAAAGACCTTGTTCAATCCACAGCATAGGCATCCTTATCTCACGAGTACCTTTACAGCGTAGGTACCTGCGTACAGGTTTGCCATGACACTTTGGAAATTTATTACCAGTTAAAGGAACAGACAGGTCATATAAAAAACCCGCTGCAGCGAGCGGGTTCTGAACTGTGGATACACAACGCCCATCGTTAGAAAAATCCTACCCAATTTTTTTGAATTTAACAAGCATCAAGTCGCTAAAATGTTTAATCAGGCTTCTAACGTGTGACTTCTCGCAGCATTTTTTCCGCGAATGCTTCTTCCTGCCAGCATTTCGTCACCAGCAGGTTAATGACGTCGGCAAACCCGCTGTACCACTGGTAATCGGTCATATCAGGCACCAGAACCTGCACCTGACGGCGCGCCAGAGTGGTGGGAAGACGTGCAAACCCTTTACCGCCACATCGTTCACACAGCTTTTGCACCGGCACGCCGTGTAACTCGGTACGCTTACGGTCAAGCGCCATTCCCCGTCCCGAGCAGTCCCGGCAGGCCGTACTGATAACCCCCTTCCCACCGCAGTGCTTACAGAGTTCTTCCACTTCCTCTACGCGAATTGTCGCATCCACGCCTTTCACGCCAGGATGCTTCACCACCTCCCGACGCACGCGCTTAACCCCTTTTCCTTCACAGTGATGGCATTCGTAGCTGCTGGCTGCCGAGCGCGCATAGTCGCTGTAGGCGAACTGAGCCAGACAAAGGGCCATTTCCGCGCGTGCGCGCTCACCGAGTTTTTTCATTACGCCGTTATTTAGCACGAGCGCATATTTAACCAGGCCATCAATAGCGGGCTGCGGATCCTGAATGCCCATTTTGGCGAGGAAGAGGTTGAACCCCAGCGCCGCCTTAGACTGGACGAGACCCTGTGCAGCCATTACATCCGAGATGGTCAGCGCGGCGCTGCCGGTGGCTGGTGTCTCATCATTGAGTTTCGGTGATTTCGGGGAATAGAACTTTGGTAAGGCTTCGAGGTTCATGTGTGGTCTCCACTCCACTTATGACAGCACGCCGATCGCGAGCGCGCGGTCTAAAAAACGAAAAATAAGCTCCAGCTGTGAGCCATATTTTTCTTCGAATGCCACGGTGTCCCGATGGAGCTCGTCGTGATGCCTTCTGCACAAAGGCAATACGAAAAGGTCATGGGCTTTGGTACCCATCCCGCCCTGCCCGTGGCCGATCAGGTGATGGGGATCGTCTGCCCGCTGGTTGCAGCATGCGCAAGGCTGCTGCTTAACCCAGCGGGTGTATTTCTCATTTTCCCAGCGGCGGCGCTTTGGCCGGAGCATGTAACTTTCCGGCGACTCAGGGTCAATCATCAGCGCAACCACCTGTGTCTGTTGCTCCTGCGGCTTGTCGCAGTTCATCCGCGTCTTCACGGCGCAAGCACGCTGCGCTTTCGTCTGCACCATTTCAGCCGCCGATGGCCCCGGAACCATATCGCTTTCCCGCGACACGCCTTCTACTGGTAAAGGGGGAAGACGCAGCGCGCGGCGCGCCACACTGTCCGGCAGCGCATCAGTGATATCCATCCTGACAGCCCACCAGCACAACTCCGGCAGAGTCAGCTCGTGGGTATCGTTAAAGGCAAGGGCACCGCGCGCGACGCTGATAATCCAGGCTATCACATTGGAACGGGCAATTGCTGACAGGCGCTCAGTAAAATGTCCGGCCAGCTGATTATCACAGTGCCAGCACAGACGCAGCGCGCCGGGCTCATGCCGCATCGTTGTCAGCTCATGGTGATGGTACTCACTGTGCGGCCACTGGCAGCCGCCCTGCTGCTTCATCAGCCAGTGCTCCAGCCCATTGATACCACCAGCAGCCCGGATCACCCGCTCATCAGTAAAGAAGACCTGCAGTCCTTCGTCATCGGCCAGGGGCTGGTGCGCCGGCGGCACCGCGCCGCTCGGGAACCGTGCCATGCTTTCTGGCTGAACCTCCACCAGCACGCGCCCGTTTGCAAATATGGGCATCAGTTCAGGGCCGGGGCGCAGCAGCACGATACCCATTCCGCGCGCGATTTCCGGTGTTAACAGAGCTCTCACGCTGCGTTCCCCTTCGCTACATGCTCAGCCCACAGCCCACCAATCCACTTAACACCCTTCGCTGTGAAACGCGCCTGGCTGAACGCGTGGTTGGATGTCGTGGAGGTGCCCGTTTTCACCTCGAACCGTCCGGCATCAATATGCTGGTGGCGCGGCGTCAGCACCCCGCCGAGGCGGTACATAATCTCGTTGTCGATCAGGAACAGGCGGAAATCCGTCTCTTTGGCTTTTAACAGCTTTGCCACCTGACGGAATGAGAGCGAACCGCTGGCGGTGCAGTAGCGATCCACAAACTCCACCTTTGGCGCCGCGGCGGCGAGTTCCTGTGCCAGCCTTTCCTTTTGCTCGGCCAGATCCGCAGCAAGGCGCAGTGCCTCCGGCAGAGACCGCGGCACGCCCGGCTGCTGCTCGCTTTCCAGTTCCTGCCAGCGATCAACCAGGCGCGCGGTAAACTCCGGACATAACTGCGCCACAATGACATAGCTGTCACGCTTGTTAACCAGGTAGTGATGGTATTCCTGCCTGTTCTGCGGATGGGTGTACGGCAATGCCGTATACCCATCAATGACGCTCTTCTTTATTAACCGCTCAATGGCGGTGCATACGTCGGTATGACGTGAACCTACAAGCGAGGCTATTTCCCGGCTGGACATAAAAAGCTCCTGACCTGCCAGCACCGCATGATGCTTAGGGCAAAATGAAATCGGGTGTGTCTGGTTCATAAGTTTCTCCATCTGTCAGGCGGCTGCACCCGCCACAAAGTTACTGATCGTGATTTCCACCTTCCCTTTGCTGGTTACCGGGCCCCATTCCACCAGCATCTTTTTCACCTGGCTGTCGTCCTCCCAGACATGGGCCAGCGTCAGAGCATCGAAAAGTGCCTTCAGATAGTTATCCAGATCGCGGCGTTTCCGGTCAGGCGGGTAAAGCACCACTTCCACTGCCAGCAGGCTGGTGACAGGCCTGGGTATGCGCCGCAGTTGCTCAACAACGGCCGCTGCGGCATTACTCTGATATTTGCGCCCGTCTGCGCTGACAAGGTGACGGCCTTTTAGCGGCCCCTTAGTCGGAGCGCGCCAGTAGCTGTTAACGCTGGGAGGAAAAGGCAGGGTCAGCTTCATACAATGGCACCCCGCGCTTTCAGGAAAGCCACCGCGCGATCGCGGGATTTGGCTTCACCTTCTACCATCGCACGCAGCAGAGAAACCGCCTCATCTTCTTTGGCGATGCCGTTGATGGTGATGCCGCGGGCGACGCCTTTTGATAACGATATGGCGCCTTTCTTCTCCAGCGTACGCAGCATGTCGGTCGCAGCGTTGGGTGAAGCGGCCCCCATCAGCTGGGCCACTTCTTTCTGTGTCGGCGGGTAACCGTTTCGTCTCTGGAAATCCGCGAGCATATCCAGCACCTCCTGCTGGCGACTGGTAAGCAGGGATGTTTTTTTGATCATGCGGCTACCTCCTGCTTCGCTTCACACATCTCCGGGAGATTCGCACGGACCAGTGCCTCAGCAAACGGTGGCGGTACCGCGTTACCGCAGCGTGCTACCTGCTTATCCTTCGCGTACTTCTTACCGCTGTAGTCCCGGTCGATGATGTACCACTCCGGGAATCCCTGTGCGCGATAAAGCTCATGCGGTTGCAGCATGCGCATGCCGATATCAACGATGCGATAAACCACGCCACCGACCGTAACCAGCCCGTCGCAGTTTTCGCCGCAGTATTGCCGCAGGAACTCAAGAGCCTGCTGAGCGCGCTCTTCGTCGTAATGATCAACCGCAAGCTGAGTTTCGACTTCGCCAACATGAAGGCCACCAGCAGTTAAGCCCGGTGCTGGAGCATCAACGACACGGCCGTCGCGGCAGGTACCACGCAGCATAACCAGATGTGAAGTAACCAGCCCGTGGTGATCGGTGGTTGTGACTGTGTGCGCCGGCGCGCCCATTGCAGCGCCCGGCCCTGTGTAATTTCCACCGAAATGTTTAACGAGGTTCGCCGCGACGAGCCCAAATTTATTGCCACCAGCCGTTACCGTACCCAAAGGTTTTTCGAGCTGGAGAATACGAGGAGCCTGCCCCTCCCTTTCGCCATACCCCATCTGGATCAGCGTTGAAGTCACAAGTTGTGATTTACCGCCGCCGCCAGCTGTGACCGTAGCGCTCGGCTCGTCAGCGCGGTGACCGATACTGTTTCCGAACTGTCTGGCGATAACTGGCGCTACAACGCAGGCGCGGGACTCTTTGAGGATTGTGTGAGCAGGCTTTTCCAGAGAACGCGGCTTTGCCTGGTATTCTGATCCACCGTTTCCAGCCATGAAAGGCGTCAGCATAGCCTCAACCAGCCCAAGCGCATGTCCGTTACCGCCCGGCCGCGCTGACGTTCCTGCTGTAACTGTTGGCGCAGGTTCACTGACTTCCTGCCCGGTTGCGCCGGTGCGGAATTTAGTCAGGTGGGGTATTGCGACAGCATAGCCGTGCGTTTTGGTAATTGTTTGCAGCGGCTCGCCCAGCGCCTGGCCGCGAAAACAGTCGTATTTGCTCTTTGTAGTGGTGTGATTGCACTTCACGATGAAAGGAGATGCGCTATCGATGACGAATCGCTGGATACCACGCGCAATGCGTTTAAGCGTATTCTCTGCAAGAGGCTTTTTGCGTTCAAAAATGGATGTGCATTCCAGCGACCAGTCGATGCACTCCGCCGCCGTGCGCCACGGTTGTAATTGCCCGCTCTGCACAGCCGGGGTTTTAGGATCGCCGTGAGTTGGTTCCGGCCAGCTCACAGCAACACCGTCACAGCGCATGACCATAAAGAACCTCTTACGAATGGTAGGCGCTCCGAAGTCGCACGCGCGTAGCTCACGGTGATCGACGGCATAACCCAGACCGGCGACCAGTTGCTGAGCCAGTTCACCCTGGGCAGAAATCCCCAGAAACTCACAGCACTCCATCAGCGCCGGATGATCCGGCGAAATTCCGCCGGAAAGCATTCCACAGAACGCTTCGAACGTTTCACCGGCGCGCGCCGGATCAGGGTACATCCCGGCTTTGAGAAGAGGCCCCCACGTTTTAAATTCCTCCACATTCTCAAGCATCATGACGCGTGGCCTCACCGCCAGTGCCCACCGAATAACAATCCATGCAAGCCCGCGTATCGCCTTCTCAACGGGTTTGGCGCCCTTCGCTTTCGAGAAATGGCGACAGTCAGGTGAGAACCACGCCAGCCCAACCGGGCGGCCTGCGGTTGCCGCTACCGGATCAACATCAAATACGCTTTCGCAGTAATGCAGCGTTTCAGGGTGATTTGTGGTGTGCATAGCGATGGCGTTTACGTCGTGATTGATAGCAATATCCACGCTGCGGCCGATCGCCATTTCAATACCTGTGCTCGCACCGCCGCCACCAGCAAAGTTATCCACGATGATTTCTTTCACGCTGCTTTCTCCATTGCTGAGGCCATTTCACTGGCGGCTTTTAAAATTTCCGGCATCGCCATTCTTTCGAGCCACATGCGGTTTATGTGGTACTTCACCTTGCGCTGGATGCTCTCTGTTAACTCTTTTGTTCCAGTTAGTTGGCTAAAAATCACCGATACTTCAGCGGGCCATTTTTCAGGTAACTCTTCCGGAACCGCGGGAAGTAAAGTTACTTGAACCAGACGTTCCGCTTCGCGACGAATCTGAGCAAGAAAAGCATCGCCGCGCGCTTCCAGCTCGCTGCGGCTTATGTAGCTCATTGCCGGGCCGCGCCAGGTCTTATCGAATACCGCAATGGCACCCGCAAAAAACGCGCCGGACGGGATCTGCTTTTCGTCTTTAGGGACAAACCATGACGGAAGATCGAAACCGATGCGGCCACGGATAAAGGCGATGTGATCCGCATCTTCCGGCCACCAGACCTCGCTGGTGGCCGCCTTAATCAAAAAGACGTACCGCCCGCCTTTTTCCCGCATCGCGCTGGCATGCTGCATGATGTAACGCATGCCGGTGATGTACTGACCGTCGTGCCTGGACGCGCGGCTGTACGGAGGGTTGCCGAACGCGGCGCCGTTGAGCTCGGCCAGACGCGCGGACCAGTCCTGCGTAAGCGCGTTATCTTCGGCGGTGTAATAAGCGTCACATTTGGCGTTCTCGCCATCAGAGAACAGGTCCAGTACGAGCGGGCCGAACATGGCGTTGATGCCCCAAAAAATATTGTCCGGCGTACGCCACTGATCGCCGACTTCCTTAAGTTCGTGAGCCGGTTTGCTGCGCAGCGCCGCCAGCGCCTGGTTATAAGCATTCAACGGGTGCATCACAGTTCCCCCACATAGTTACCGGCCAGATAGCAACGGCCTTCGATGTAACCAGCGCGGTTACTCATCTTCAGGCACTGGGTACGTTTCCTCGCCAGCCGTTCGCGGTCCCGGTTACTCTTCGAGGCATCGAACGCAGCCAGGTAAACATGCGCGGCGCGGCGCCACAGATTCTGTCTTTCCAGCTGGCAGGCCAGCTCTTCAAAAACTTCGTGTTTCAGCTTCTCGTTTGTCATGATCTAAACCCCTCAGGAACCTGGCTGTAATCAACACCGGCATAGCTGGCTTTAAATGCGCTGTCGTCACGCTGCACACTGCGCTGCTTCCACTGCTGGCGGGACGGGCGTCCGCGCTCTTTCCAGCGGGTGGCGCTCAGCAGATAGCCTTCAAGCTTGCTAGGGACGAACAGCGTCTGCGGGCGCATGTAGTCGTACATTTCCGTGTCGTGCCAGTGCTCGTGCTTGTAGTCGACAACGAGCTGCAGGTCGTCCACCGAATGACCTTCGCGCAGCCGGGCCCGGATGTTCTCCAGTGAGGATTTCGAGTTCTGGTAACGCGCGCCGGTGACCAGATTCAGGTGCTTCAGCACAGCAATCGCTTTATCGGTGATCAGCTGCTCAGCGTCGGGTTGCCGGGCAACCTGACAAGAAGGTTGTTTATCTGATGGTTCTTGTTTTGAATTTACTGACGGATCGTGTCCAGATTCTGGACCCTGAGAAGCCCGATTTTTGCGGTTTTCCGGACGTTCAGATTCTGGACGTCCAGCTTCTGAACCTTCGGATTCTGAACGTCCAGATTCTGAATGTTCAGAAACTGGCCCCTGAGAATAAGCACCGGCAGCCGCCTGGCGCAGGCGCGCCACATTCAGCGTGTAGATGTTGGTACCGCTGCGCTGGCCCTGACGGCGTTCTTTACGGGTCAGCCATCCGTCACGCTCAAGCTCACCAACTGCGGTAATAACGGTGCTGCGACCGGCGCCAATCTGGCGCGCGATGGTGTCGACGCTGGGCCAGCTGATACCTTCATCGCTGGAGAAATCAGCCAGGCGCGCCAAGATCAGCAACTTCGTGCCTTTGATTCCGGCACTCGCGCAGCCATCCCACACGTACGCTGATAACTTAACGCTCATGCATCCACCCTTTTGAACTTCTCGCGGAACCGCTCAACAGGCTGCATGCAGTCGTGCGGGTAACCCGTGCGCCGGAAGATAACCTGTCGTTTTTCGTGGTCGTAACCGGTGACGTGGACTTCAGTTCCCCGCCAGTCGCGGTATCGTCTGTTGAGTTCCTGCACGCGAAAGCCTCCGCCTGGCGGTTAAACTCCCCTACCATCTGCTGAACGAGCTGGTAGCTGACGGGCACACAGTGGCCTGATACTCTCACTGCATACCGGTACTGCACCGGACTGGCTCCGCCCGGCACCGGCAGCGCAATAAGTTGCGACCTGCGGTAACGTGTTGTTAAACTGTTCATGCGTAGTTTCTCCACTATTGAAAAGACGCGCCCGACGCCTCGAGCTGCACACTCGGGGCGTCACCTTTTCTGGTGCTCATAAATACTTCCACTGCCTGGTCTGAAACCCCATACAGCGCCATAAAGCCCATGAATCCGTGGAACTGGTGGCGAATAGTCTTGCGAAACAGCTCAGAGAGCTTTTTGCGTTCATGACGGTCAATTACCCCATCCTCCGCCGCTTCAATCTGCGCCTGCGCCAGCTGGCCTTTCGCCGCGCTGGTTTTCATGTCAATCGCGAACAGGTCCACGTTGTCCATGCTTTCCGGCTTCGGAACGTCCACCAGCAGTTTGCCGACGCGCGCCGCGGCATATTCCGCCAGCATTGATACGCCGGACAGGTCCTCCATGCGCTCAAGTTCGGCCAGCGTGAAGAAGCGGCTGCCGCATTTCTGGTACATGTGGTTATGAAAGGTGTCGATGCTCATGCCGAGATCGGCAGCCATCCCGAGACGACCGGCGGGATGCGCCTTACACATCGCGCTGATTGCTGCTTTTATGCTGTCTACCATCTTGTTTTTCCTTTGGTAGTTTCGCCCCCAATTACCTGCTGCTATGGTTTTGCAGGTTATGGATGCGGTTTCGCAAATGAACGCAAAGAAGAGCTGCTAAATCAGCTGGTTTCATTCACTTAAGATTGAAAAAAGAAATGCTTAGGCAGCATCTCCACCTTTTCTTCCGTACTGTAACCAGAGCGGATCACAATCAAGGGCTTGCGCTATCTCAAATAAAAAACGCGGTCTTTGCGTGACTCCCGCTTCGATAAGCTGGATAGACTGTTGCTTTACACCTGCCTTACTGGCTAGCTCAGTCTGGGTCATGTTTCTTTCCAGGCGTTTTTTCTTAAGGCGCTCAGACAAAGTTTTCATACCGCCTCCAATACAAACTTTCTTGTATATTAAACAAAGTATCTTGTTTGTCAAATACAGGTTTTCTTGTGAAGATTTGGAGGACTTTAATGAGGTGAATAATGAGCATTGCTGTGAGGGTAAAAACAAAGCGAGAGGCTCTGGGCCTTACGCAGACTGAGCTTGCTGAAAGGGTCGGTACTTCCCAGCAGGCTATAGAGCAACTCGAAAACGGCAAGACGAAGAGACCCCGTTATTTGCCAGAATTAGCGAATGAGCTCGGCGTTTCTGTCGACTGGCTGATAAACGGAGTAGCTGAAGGAAATGTGAAATATGTGGGACCAAATGAGCCGAAAGGAAAATACCCATTGATTAGTCTTGTTAGTGCCGGCACTTGGTCAGAAGCTTGTGAACCCTATAATTTAAAAGAAATAGAAGAATGGTATGACACTGACATTCATATGTTAGGGGACGGTTTCTGGCTGCGTGTAGAAGGCGACTCAATGACATCACCGGTTGGTCAGAGTGTTCCGGAAGGCCATATCGTTCTTGTAGATACAGGACGCGAGCCCAAGAATGGTAGCTTAGTAGTTGCGAAACTGGTTGATGCAAACGAAGCTACATTCAAGAAGCTTGTTATAGACGGTGGTAATAAATATCTCAAAGGGTTAAATCCTGCATGGCCAATGGTGCCTATCAATGGTAACTGCAAGATAATCGGCGTAGTTGTTGAGGCAAGGGTGAAATTCGTATAAGGGGCAACATGAAGCGGATAGTAATGGCATTTGGGTTAGCCGTTGTATCAAACGTAACCATGGCACAGTGCTGGGTGGTTAGTAACCTCCAAGGCTATGGCGCGATGGATATAAATAAATATGAATATGGTACGGACCGTATAAGTAACGGTGTTTTTCAGTTAGCTATTGAGGGCGAAAAAGCCACTCTGCTTAACGTGGGCAAAAGTGTTTCTGGATCTGGAATGTTCTACGTTCCGATATCTGCTACAACCGCTACTGGCCTATATCATGATCAGAACACAACCACGGTTGAAACATGGTCTATAGCAGAGAATAAAAAGGTTCTTTACTCAAAGGTCATCAACTCTGTCTTTGGCAGTTCCACTAAGTCGTTTGTAGGTGACGTAGTAGGAAGTTGTCAAACCAAGCCATAACCCCAATCCCAAATGAACCAACAAAAAAATCCTTTCCCCACAAGGATTTTTGTTTTCCATTCCCTTTTTAACAATATTGCTTGTTCACAACAAACAAACTTTCTTGTATCTTCATACTCATCCTTCAACCAAACGCTGTAGCGTTGCTGGTTTTAAGTGATGAGGAGAAACTACCCGGCGGCCAGTGCAGATGGCCGCCCCCTTTCATGGGAGTGAATAAAACCTGTTTAAACAGACCTACCCCATTTCACATGGGCAGGGTAGCTACAACCAAAGGACAGCGCGGCGGCAAGTAAGGCTACCGGGATATGGATGTCAGTAACGAGATGCGATGTATGCGTTTTTGACCAGAGATAGCCGGGTGCAGCCGGTACTAGTGGAGGAATTATGCTGAACCTCGATTGTGTTCCCATCTCAACTTATTGCAAAGAAACTGGCGAGACACCTGATGCCATCACCAAACGTGTACAACGAGGCGTTTGGCGTGAAGGCGTGCAGGTGCTGAAGGTGGAAGGCGTTAAGGAAAGATGGATTGATCTAAATGAGGTTGCTAAATGGGCAAGACAGAGCTGCCAAAGCTCCCGCGCGGCGTGACCGTAAGAAAGCATAGCCATGGAGAAACCATTAATATTACTTTCACCTATAAAGGAGTTAAGTGCCGTGAGCCGCTCTCTAATCTTGAGGTGAACAGTAAGAACCTTAAATACGCCGAGCGTATCCTCGGCGAGATTTATAACAAAATTGAGCGCGGGACGTTCGTTTACGCTGAATACTTCCCGCGATCAGCGCGCCTGAAGATATTCGGAAATGCAGCTGCTGGTAAAACCGTCAAGATGTACCTGGACGAGTATATTGGCATTTGTGAAACACGAAAATTATCACCTTCAACTATCGGCGGTTATAAAAAATGCCGTAGCGCGCTGGCAGCCCTTCATTCATTGCCTGCAAGCGAGCTTACGCCGGCAGCAATGAAAGCATGGATCCAAAGCCGCACCACCACGCTAAAAACAATTCGTAATCAACTTTCTTTCCTGCGCTCTGCGCTTGATGAGGCAGTAACAGATGGCGTGCTGCAAATAAACCCGGTGTCGCTGGTTACTGCTTCTCGATATCAGAGCGATAAATCCAGCACCGACAGCGATTATGTTTGAAGTGGTTTACTGAATTTGGCCACCTGAACAGAGGTGATATGCTCACCTCAGAACAACACAGGTGTCATAATGAAAAAAAGAAATTTCAGCGCAGAGTTTAAACGCGAATCCGCTCAACTGGTCGTTGACCAGAACTACACCGTGGCAGATGCAGCCAG